TGCACATAATCATGTCCTCAAACCGAGCCACTGCCTTAATGACCTTTAGAGAGATCGCTTGGATTATCGAATCGACTCCAGAACTTAAAGCCATGACCAAAGCAGTCCGGTATGCCAATGGTGGAGAGCGGATCGAGCTGCTTAACGGCGCAACCCTTGACTTGGTATCAGATACCAGAGACTCAGCTCGTGGCCGCACAGCTGACTTCTTATGGATCGATGAAGTGCGTGAAATCTCAGAAGATGGCTACAAGGCTGCAATTCCAACCACTAGAGCCAGAGCTAATGCCCAGACATTCTTAACTTCCAATGCCGGTGATGCATTCTCGACTGTTCTCAATGGTTTAGTAGAACGCGCTAAAGATTATCCACCAGAGACCTTTGGTTACTACGAATACAGTGCGCCTCAATATTGCAAGATCGATATTTCATCTGATGCCTTTTGGCGTAACGCGGTAGTGCCTAGTAATCCTGCTTTAGGTTACACAGTTACAAAAGAGTCTATCGAAGAAGCAATAGCGACAGCGCCACTAGAAACCACCAGAACAGAAACCCTTTGCCAGTGGATCGATAGCCTTCAATCACCCTGGCCACATGGCGTTCTAGAAGAGACCAGCGATAACACTCTGGAGATCGCAGTCGGCGCATATACAGTCTTTGCATTCGATGTTAGCCCGTCAAGGCGCAATGCTTCCCTAATTGCTGGCCAGATCCTTCCCGATGGCCGCATTGGTATCGGCATTATGGAAACTTGGTCAAGCCAAGTAGCTGTAGATGATCTAAAAATTGCAGTTGCTATTAAGGCTTGGTCAGATCTCTACAGGCCAAGAATGGTTTGCTATGACAAATACGCCACGCAATCAATCGCCGATAGATTGAAGCAGTCCGGTGTAATGACAGAAGATGTTAGCGGCCAGCAGTTCTATCAGGCCTGTGGCGATCTCTTAACTGGTCTGGTAACTCACAAAGTTGTACATAATGGCCAAGCAGAACTAATCAGCCAATTCAATAACTGTGCAGCTAAGGTCAATGACTCAGCCTGGAGAATCATCAAGCGCAAGTCAGCTGGTGACATCTCAGCAATTATCGGCGTTGCAATGGCTGTATCCAAGTTGATGTTGCCAGCACCGAAACCTCAAATTATAACTTGACATATACCAACAATCTGTCTAGGTTGTGCTATCATTTAGGCTATGGGTATATTTTCGCGAGCAGAATCAAAGCCAACTAAGCCGTCTGTCGAAGCGCAATATGCCCCACAAGTTTTGGGTGAGTATTCACCTTATGCAATGCCGTTTCAAACTGCATACATTGGCAGAACTGAAGCCATCTCTGTACCAGCTTTGCAAAGATGCCGCAATCTAATTGCTGGCACTATCGGCGCAATCCCATTAGAGCTTTACAGAAAATCTACCAATGAAGAACTTGGCTCACCGGTATGGTTAGAGCAACCTTCATACTCACAGCCACGATCAGTCACAATTGCTTGGACTGTTGATAGTTTATTATTTTATGGTCAGGCCTTCTGGCAAGTTGTAGAAGTTTATAACGAAGATGGTCGCCCATCTCGCTTTGAATGGATTGCCAATCATCGCGTAACTGCAACACTTGACAGCACTAACACATTCGTAAAATCTTATGCAGTCGATGGCACAACATTGCCAATGGAAGGTCTAGGTAGTTTAGTTACTTTCCAATCACTTGGAGATGGCATTCTAAATACTGGCGTTTCAACAATTCGCGCAGCGATTGATGTGCAGAAAGCAGCTGCTATTGCTGCATCAACTCCAATGGCTACTGGTTATATTAAAAATACCGGTGCTGATCTAGATCCTAAAGAAGTTTCTGGATTACTAGCTGCTTGGCGTACTGCTCGCAATAATCGTTCTACTGCTTATCTAACTAGCACTTTAGAATACAACGCAGTGTCATTCTCACCTAAAGACATGATGTACGGCGAAGCAATTTTCAATCTTGCTACTGAGATTGCTCGCATGTGTAATGTGCCAGCCTATTATGTTTCAGCAGATCAGAATAACTCAATGACTTATGCCAATGTGCAAGATGAGCGCAAGCAATTTTTGACACTATCTTTACAGCCATTTATCTCTGCCATTGAAGATCGTCTATCAATGAATGACATCACCGCTAATGGCAATATTGTCAAGTTTGACATTGACAAAAACTTCTTGCGTACAGATCCATTGCAAGAACTTGCAGTGATTGAAAAACTATTACAACTCGAACTTATTACACAAGAACAAGCAATGGAAATGACAGATCTAACACCTAACGGAAGTCAGGGAATGCAATGACCCAGATAATTACTTTTGCAGCTGAACTAACTGCAGACTCAGCAAGCCGTACTATTTCAGGCAAGATCGTGCCTCTTAACATTGAAGCCGGATCTACCAACATGGGCAAAGTTGTCTTTGCCTCAGGATCAATCGAAATCCCAGATCCTAAGAGCATCAAACTTCTTAATCAACACGATTCTAAAAAACCTTTGGGAAGAGCCGTCAGCTTCTCCGAGTCAGAGAACTCCATCGATGCTGTATTTTCTGTAAGTCGTTCACAGCGCGGTACAGAAGCCTTAATCCTTGCAGAAGAAGGATTGCAATCAGGACTAAGCATCGGTGCAGAAGTTCTAAAGTCAAAGATCAAAGATGGCGTGACATATGTATCGGCCGCTCGCCTGGTCGAAGTAAGTTTAGTAACCGAGCCAGCCTTTAAGTCAGCCCAAGTTACTGATATTGCAGCGGAAGAATCTGCTGTAGAAGAATCAACTAAACCAACAGAAAGCGAGACAGCCCCCGTGGAAAACACCACTCCAGCAGTCGAAGCAACACCAGTTGAAGCACCAGCGGTCGAAGCTGCTCGCCCAACTGTCACAGCAATGGCTTACACAAAGCCACGTATTGAAATCACAGCTGCTAAGTATGCAGAGAACACAATTCGTGCAGCACTAGGAGACGAGTCAGCTCGTCAATACCTACTTGCAGCAGATGACACAACAGACAACGCTGGTCTTGTACCAACTCGTCAATTGAATGAAATCATCAACCCACTTGGCACAACAATCCGCCCATCAATCGATGCAATCTCTCGCGGAGTGCTTCCAGATGCAGGTATGACTTTCGAGATCCCAAAGATCACAGTAATGCCAACAGTTGGCGAAGTTGCAGAAGGCGCAGCATTCACAGAGACAGATCAGAACTCAGCGTTCTTGTCAGTATCTGTTAAAAAGTATGCCGGACAACAGACATTCTCTGTCGAACTTCTAGACCGCACATCTCCTGCATTCTTTGACGAGCTTGTACGTAACATGGCCGCAGCTTATGCAAAAACAACAAACGCAGCAGTAAATGCTGCACTTATCTCTGGCGCATCACTTGATGCCACAACAGTTGCCACATATCCAACAGCAGCTGAATTGCTTGGAATCGTTGCTCGCGGATCTGCTTCTGTTTATGCAGCCACAGCAGGACTTCCAAATCCTTTCGCTCGCAACATGGTTGTATCAACAGGACAATGGTCAAACATTATGTCTTTAAATGACTCTGGGCGACCAATCTATACCGCTTCACAGCCAATGAACGCTGGCGGTCAAGTAGCACCAACATCACTAACAGGTAATGTTGCAGGACTTAACCTGTATGTAGATCCAACAAACGCTGGTGATAGCGATGGAACAATCCTTATCGTTAACCCAGATGCTTACACATGGTATGAATCACCAACATACCGCCTACGTGCAGAATCAACAGCAGCAGGTCAAGTAACTATCGGTTACTACGGCTTTGGCGCAATCGCTACCAAGGTTGGCGCTGGCGCATTCAAGAATAACAAGGCGTAAGCCCACTAAGTCGCTAAGAGGGGGCATAGCCCTTGCCCCCTCTTGGTCTTTAGAAAGGAATTGGAATGTCACTCTGCACAGTAGCTGAACTAAAGAGCGTACTCGGCGTTGGTTCGCTGTACCCAGATGCGACTATCCAAGAAGTATGCGATGCATCAGATGCTGTCCTACTTCCAATGCTTTGGGCTAATACTCAATACCCAGTAGCTCATGGTAATACCGGCACTGTTGGCACTCTTTACTTTGATGTACCAGTTAATTTTTATGTAGGTCAGTCAGTAGTCATTGCTAATTGCGGAACTAAATATAACGGCACTAAAACAATTACTGCTGTAACCGCTTATTCTTTTTCAGTAACAACCACCCACACTTCAGATACAGTGCGCCACCCAATTACCCCTTATGGCATCGTAACTGGTGAGTCTTACATTGATTGGACACTCGATTTGGCTGTCCAGCAAGCGGCTCTCATGATAGCTGTCGAGATCTGGCAAGCGAGAACTGCTACCCTTTCGGGCAGCAACTCGGTCGATTTCCAGCCCTCACCTTACCGAATGAGCGCACAGCTTCTCGCTAAGGTCAGAGGATTGATCGCACATGCGCTAGACCCTCGCTCAATGGTGGGCTAATGACAGCATCGATCACGACTCTTAGAACCACATTAGCCACTGCCCTAGTTGATAACTCACTGTGGCAGACTTTTGCTTTTCCACCCTCAGTTGTCCTGGCTAATTCAGTAATCGTTAGCCCAGATGATCCTTATATCGAACCAAGCAATAATTCGCGCAACACAGTTAGCCCACTTGCGCGCTTTCGGCTGATTTTGACTGTGCCCCTCTTCGATAACGAAGGCAATCTCAATGGCATTGAAACTAATGTGGTTCGAGTGTTTAATTTACTCGCTGCTAGTTCTTTGACCTATAATGTAGGCAGTGTATCTGCCCCAAGCGTTCTCAATGCTGCATCAGGTGA